GTATTGCTCTTCCGACAACCATGCAGCCGGACGGAACAGAAGCTTGGGCACCGCAGCCTTGGTATCGAACTTCATGCGGGTGACGAGCATGTCGGGGTCCCAACCGTGCGCATCCAGATACTGAGCGTAGGCGCGGAGCGGACGAGCGTCGTTCTCTTCCTTGCCGAAGATAGAGGTGGCAGGCAGGGTCATCTGAAGGACATCACCTTCAAGGTCGTTAGCCAGAACCACAGCGATGCGCTGCGAGAAACGGCAGGCACGGCTCTCGCCTTGACCCGAACCCTTGATGTTGTTGGGGCAGTTGGCGCAGGTATCAGACTGAGGTTCTTGAATAGAAGTATCCGGCTTCTCGCCATCAGCAGACCAACAGGTCGGAGTGGTGGTCACACCTTCTTCATACGTACCGCCATAGTACGAGCGGCCAATCTTGGGAGCAGCGTTGACAATAACAACATCCAGATGGCGGTCTTCAATAGCGCCGACTTCCTTGCTACCAGCAAACAAACGAAACACACCGCCCTTGATAGAGATGCGCTTGGTCAGCGAGCCGCCACCACCGTTACCGGCAAGAGCAGCAGCAAGAGAAGAGCGCTCAGCGCGCTTGGCAAACGAGGGGACAGCGTTCCCCTCAAACTTAACGATTTGAGTCATTGCTTTAGTCCTTCTTAACGAGAGGGTTTGCGTACCGAAATGTCGAACTCTGAATCAGAGTTGAGGCCCGGAGGTACGAGGCCGGGGTTTTCCGTAAGAAAAGTTTCCATGTTCTTCTGAGCGATGCGCTTCTCCAGAAGGTCGAGAGCATCATTGGTAACGACGAACTCCTTGAAGGATGCCCAATCGTTTGTGCTGTAACGAGTCTTCTTAGAAAGAATCACAGTCCCGAAGTCAGTCCGCGCAGAGGTAGTACCAAGTGAGAGCATACGCTCTTTGATAGCCATCTTGACAGCGTCTTGTTGTTCCTTGAGCGCAGCCAGTTTGGCGTCGTATTCTTGTTGCACTTCCTGAATGGCAGTGCGCATCTTGAGGTACACCCGCGTGAGTTTGTCGAGCGGTACCTGAGTTTCAGAATCCATCACACTCTCCTGTTGTTTTGTCAAAACTTTAACATGCCTACTCGGCAGATGCAAGCTCTTCTTCGTACAATTTAATGAGGCTTGTATGTTCGTTGACCCGATGGGCAAGCTGCTTAAACATGCGCCGCTCAATCTCTGAGCCTTGCAGGTGGATGACCGTTACCTTATCTGACGTTTGCCCTTGACGGTCAGCACGGGCACAACATTGAACGTAAGTTTCTACACTCATAACCGGACCCCAGAACACCACCGTGTCCGCTGCGGTGAGGGTGACACCGTGCGCTGCTGCTTGAGGTTGAATCACTAGTACTCGGGGGGCCGGAGTGGTCTGAAACTGGCTAAAAATAAGTGTTCTCTTTGAGGCTGAGATATCACCGTGAATCGTGGCGCACTCAATTCCATGCCTTCCTAAAAACTTACTTATAGTATCTATGCTATGTCGGAAGTTAGCGAACACCAAAACCTTGCGGTCTGTTTCTTCCAGTACTTCCATCAAAACATTCAGGCGCGGAGCGCAATCGAACTCGACAACCTCACCGTCATCGGTGTATGCAGCACCCGCCGAGATTTGCAGAAGCTTGTTCACGTTCACCGCTGCGTTAGCAGATGTGATTACTTCGCCTGCCGCCTGCACCATCATCCGTTCCTTGAGCAGCTTGTAGTACTTGGTCTGCTGTGCGGTTAGCGGCACCTCTCTGGTCTCAGTCATAACCGGCGGGAGGTCGAGGCATTGCTGTTTGGTAAAGCGGATGGCAGGTTGCAGCGCTTCGTAAACTTTGTCAGGCGCATCTGCTTTGGGAATCCACTTGAACTGGGTCAGCTTGCGCATGACCATGTCGCGCCATGCAGTCTGAAACTTAGGCACGTTACTGGGGTTGACCAACTTGGCTAAGCCATACGCATCAACCGGCGACTGACTGGCGGGTGTGCCGGTCATCATCCACAGGAACGTCTTTGGTGTAATGAGTTTGGCTAACGACTTCCACCGCTTAGTCGAGGGGTTCTTGTATGCGTTGGCTTCGTCAACGATGATGAGGTCAAACCGTCCGTCGTTCTTAACTTCATCGGCAATCAGGTTCAGCCCATCGTAGTTGGTAATAACAAACTCATACTCGCCCTGCACTAACTCTATTCTGCGGGTAGCCTGCGCATGGTGCGCGACCACGGCTGTTCTATGGATGACACTACTGCGAAGGTCGTTCATCCAAGCGCTTTGCATAATCGACAGGGGGCACAGTACAAGACACCGGCGCACTTCGCCACGCTTCATCAAGTAATCAGCCGCCCACAAAGCAGCAAGCGTCTTGCCTGTGCCGGGGTCATTGAAGCAGAACGCTCGTCTGTTCAGAGTTAAGAAGGAGGCTGTTTCAATCTGGTGGTTGAAAGGTTTGTACCTACCGGGCCAGTCATAGTGGCGGGTGATGGGGGATGGTACGTTCTTGACCCCAAGGTTCTTCAATACCCGCGCTTCGTCAAGACCCCAGTACACCGCTACCTCATAGCCGTTCTCATCCTCAGAAATAACCTTGCTCTTGGGAATGACGGCATACTTCTCAGGCTTGCGAGTCCGAAGGACTAGCGCCTTGTCCTCAACAATCTGCAATTTTCTCACTCCTTATGCGGTAGGTAGTCACGTAGTGCGGGTACCCGTTTTTGTATGGATTGCTATCCATTTCAGGGAGCATGATTTCAGTTGTTTCTAAAAGGTGCTCATGTGCAAGTCGCATACACACAAGGGAGTCGAACAGGTTCTGGTGCACATCCATATCCCTGACCCAATCGTGTCCAAACTTTGTAATCCAGTAGCTACAAAGCGCATCAGTTGTGATGTCCACGACGGAGTCCATAAGTTCTTTTTTGTATTGCTCAGTGCCTCGGGTGGAATTCACAGTCTGTGCAGGGACACCATCCACATAAAGGACTTTGCGAAGGATTCCATACGTTAGCGCTAGCGCTGCGCTCGATGCGCCCGACTCGCTCCCTGTAGTCCCACCATGCGCGTTCTTGTTCGTCATAGTGCATCTTTGCTTTCACCATGCTGTTCTTAACTACGAACAACAAAGCAGAGTTAACCTGCCGGATGTGAGGGAAGTGTGCAAAAACTAACAACGCCATAAGCGTAAGTTGGTCTCTGTCAGGGTACTTATCGTTGCCGGTCTTGTAGTCTACTATCCATGCCGTGAGGTTGTCATCGTCAATGATTAGCAGGTCGGCTACGCCACGAACCCATACGTCCTTCGCAAACCAGTCACAAACTTTTAGCTCGGCAGTAAGCGCCATCTGGTGTTCTGCAAGCTTCCGGCCTGCCTTGCGCATGAGAGCCTGCATGGTGGGGGCCATGAACTCAAACTGCGGGGGGATGGGCTTGCCTTCCTTGACGTAATCTTCTGCCGCCTTGTGCAACTCTTTGCCATAGCGAATCTGCTCCGTCTCTTCAAAAGGATACTTCTTAAGTATCCGCACATTGTGGTAGCGCCGCGCACAACCTTCGTAATCTTTAAGTGCGCTGTGTGACCACGTTACAGGCTTGATGTCCATTGGATATCCTCATCATCTTCTACATCATTAAAGATATCCGCATCTTCCCTAGCAATCAGCGTGTCTTCTACTCCCCGACGCGCCGTTAATTTTTTCTTTCTTATTTGTTCTGCAACTTCCTTTGGCGTGAATGGTGATTTGTTTTTGGTGGGCTTGAGTTCTCTTACCTTTTCAGGTAACACACTCTCCAATGTACTGAACCTAAACCCACAATCCATGCACAGCCTACGGCGGCGAACTCCATTTTCTAATACTCTTGCATCAACAACTCGGGTGTCACCGCCACACTTACACCTCACAGACTTACTCCACATTGCTTGAGCGCAGAGGCAATCTCTTCTGCGAGGGGGCCGACAAACTTCTCGTCGGCATGCTGCTTGTGGTTGAGTTCCTTGAGGACGGCATGAACAATCTCGTGCAGCATGGTGGCTGCGCGTTCCTTCTTGCTGTACTTGAACCCCGCGCTGCTGCGCTTGCCAATGGTGATTGTCTTGTTGATGAAGTCGATTTCACCGCGCTTGCAATCCAAGGACTCCACAACCTTGGTTGAGTACACAACATCTTTAATCTTAATCTTTGTTGGAATATTCACTTTGCATCTCCGTATCTCCTTGCTGCACCAGTCTCGGCGTTTAACGGTATCCCCGGCATGTAGTCCGGTTCAATCGTCATCTGCCTCAACACCCACGGCTCCGCCTCCTTAACTTCTTCTTCAGGAACTAGAGCCACTACTTCGTCATGCACGGTCAACACGCACGGATACTTCTTTTGTATCCGCAACATGCCATCCGTCATCACGCAACGAGCTACCGACTGAACGATGTTTTCAGTCAGCTTCCCGCCATACAACTTAACCTTGTTGGGTCCGTAAACCCACTGCTTCTTACCGTCCGCATCTTCAACAGACGATATGTCAGGATAGCGCAAGCACAACCCACTTGGCAAGAGAATCGAGTCCTTCATAAAGGTCAGGCACTTGTGCTTGCGTTCCTTGCCCCCGTTGAGGCTGCGCTGTATCAACCCGTTGCACATATCCCAGAAAGAAACAACCTGACTGGAGGCATCACGATACTTGTCGATAATTTTTTTGGAACAAAGGGCGTGGACTAATAACTCTTTCTTACTACAGGTGTGCGGTATCTCTAAGAGCCGCTCGGTGTTTACCTTCCAGCCGATGAAGTCGTTGAAGTCTTGTGTGGTTACGCCGACCTGCTCCGCGAACTTTATGTCATAGCGGATGGGTGGTGCGCCGAGGAATCCAGTAAGTAGTTGTGTAGAGAAGGATGCCCACCCCAGACCGTACCCCGCACCAAGCAGCGCTGACTTGGCTGACTGCCGCAACTCAGGGTGTGTCTCTTTGGTTAGGTTGGGGATGCCGAACATCTGTGCACCAAACGCAGCGTATGCGTCCTCGCCTGATCGAAAGATATCAAGCATCTGCAAGTCGTCAGCTAGGTAGGACAGGACACGCGGTTCAATCTGCGACAAGTCACAAACAACTAATGAGTATCCCTCCGGTGCCATGATGGCACGGCGCAGGGCGCTGCCCCGCTTCAGGTTCTGTAAGTTGATGCCGCTACCCCGTGATGCAGACCACCGACCCGTGTGCGCTCCATAATAATTAAGAGGTACAGGCAAGCAGCCACGAGTAGAAATATCAATAAATCTTTGCGCACGTGTTCTCTCCAAGGTACTCTTAACCATGAGCCGTGCTTCGCACAGGGCGGAGACATCTTCGTTCTCGGAGTTTAGTAATGCTTGAAACGCCGCGTCATTCTTCGCAAGCGCTAGCGTTTTGCCTATTGGGTTGGGCGTCTTTACTGTTGGTTTCTTGTTCTTCATTGGGGGTTCAAGACCCATACCCCGAAGGATTTCTGCAAACTTTGGATTGCTCGCCAAATCTTTTTCTTCAATACCCAACCTACAAAGTAATGCTGTCCTGCGCTGTTCCTCTTCCTTGAGTGCAGAGGTCAGCAACTCGGGGTCCAGTTCAAGCACAGGGTTGGTGTACATCTTGAGCGTGAGGTCGATGAGACGTAACTCCTTGATTGGAAAGTCATCTCTCATCCTCTGGAAAATCTGTTCGCACAACCACGTATCGTGAGCGCAGTATTCGGATAGTTCTTTTTCTAGTTCAGGGGTCAGGTCTTTTACCCCATCCGCATTCATCAACGCCTTGCCCTTCTCGGGCAGGCCGAACCGTTCAGCTAGCGCGGCAAGAGAGTTGCCCTGTTCCGTACCGAACAGTGCGCGGGCCATACTCAAAGAGTCGAAGATAAAGGCGGGCTTGCATCCGTAGTACCACGATAGAATCGCCACATCGAACTGTGCGTTATGCGCTAGCACAGCGGTGACTGACCAGTCCACGGAATTAAAGAATTCAATTACGTCCTCTCCGCTATACCATGCGGAGGGTCCGCTCGTTCCATAGTCTTTCACGCATACGCCGTGCACCTTGAAGCGATGGCTGCGTATGTACTGCTCGGTTGTTAACTTCTTTAGTGTGAAAGTTTTGGAATCGAAGTACGTTTCAAAGTCAACTACTATCAGCCTCTCGTAAGGGCGTGCCATCAATACTCTCCAATGCTTTCGCTACATCTTCTATATTGTCCTCGTTTACTACCAACGAGACGCCGCCTGCTTGGCGGATAGCTTCTATTTCTTTTAGTTGTAATTCGGTCGGCTTGTTCTTACCGGCCTTACACTCAATCGCTATGAAGCGACCGCAATGACACACGATTATATCAGGTATGCCTACCCTACCGTACCCGTTCATCACGGGAAAAAAGTAGTAAGCACCGTGCGCTTTGATTACAGAAACAACTTTCTTTTTAACCTTAGCTTCTGGGGTAAGACTCATGTAAGTTATATCTTAGATACGTTTGCCGGTAGGCAGTAGTAGTTAGCGGGTTGGTACTCTTCGTACAGCGCTCGGACTTCTTGGCACTCTTCTAATGTTTCGTACGAGTTGACTAGTATGAAGTGTCCGTGCGAAAGAACTAGAAGATTGAACCAAATATAAATGGGCATTATGTTTTCACTAAAACCTCTAGCGCCTCAATGGTTGACCGGAGTTTGGCAATTTGTCGGTCCTTCTCTGCGAGTTGTTCTTCGTACAGATTAAGAATCCGCATCCGCTCATCGTGTTCTTGATTCATCAACCGGATAAGTTGTTGGCTGATATCAAACTGCTTCTGCATAAAATCGCTCATGCGTCCTCCACTTGACCCATCTCTAACACCTGAGACTTTGCAAGTTCAAGTGCCCACAAAATTTCAGGACCGCTGGTAATGGTTGATTTAAGGGCCATCTCACCGCCCCTATCAAAACAAATAATTAGCACATCCTCTGACCCTTGCGCTTGAGCAAGCGCGTACTCAACCTTGTCCATCTGCATGTCTATCATCCTGTTCCGCCACGTGCTTGAGTAGTCTATCTAAATACCAACGAGTTTTCTGCAAGTCCTCAAGCCCGTTCTTGTACTTCCAGCGCCACAAATACTTGATTGCGTTGGCGGTGCAGACAGCCTCGATACCTTGCAACCCTATAGTAGCAGCCTCAAGTGCATCAATACACTCAACTTTTCCGGAGGTGTAATGCGGTGGATGATTAACCTTCTCGGTCATTGCGCATGCGCTCCGTGTGGTGTTCAAGTTCCCAGAGAAGTTCTTCTTTCATCCAGTCACAAGCAGCGTCCCAGATTGCGCTCGGCGTCATGCGATTCTCAGGCTGCGCTTTCAGTAACCACCACTCATTAAACGCTACTGTCCTTTTCTCGTTCATGTTTGGCTCCAAC